CCTACTCAGGCACTTGCTCAATACATTGTTGCTACAATGTATCCAGAATACGCATCAATTTCCGTTGCTGATGAACCAGTTAGAACTGCCCCCTGATTTCTCCCATCAACCTCCACAAGGTTACTCTTATGAAGTCACTGAACACAAACGAAATCTTCTTGCTATTTGGATTATCAATCATGGTCAGTTTTCTTACACTGATACACCTCCAAGATCTATCTGGGGGTTCTACAATACAAAGAAGGGATGCTATCATGCGCCTATTAACTCCACCAAGCACGGAGATCAGGTAGATTTTAGTGATACTAGACCTTATTCTGCCATGCAACTAAACCTTAACCCGTTAATGTCCGCATTTGTATGACTTACCATCCCAAAGTAAATGACTATGTTAAGTGGACAGATTCACTTGGTAGAATTACTGAGGGTTGGGTATATTTCTATGACAAAGAATACATTACGATTGAGATAGGTGTAAGGTGTAAGGACGAGGAAAATATCAAACATTGTTCATTACATAGAAAGACTCATTGTTTGGTCTTATGTTTTCCCCAGTATTGGCACCAGTTAGAATATATCAAGAGTAGAAAATGTCAAAGAGAAAAAATACCTGGCGATGGTGGGCAAAAGCAATAGGAGAGAAGGCAAGTAAAGATGACAAAGAATCAGATGTCGTTGCTATCATACGGACTGTTATATTTTTCACTTATCTCACTACTAATGTTTTTATTGTTTCTGGAGTGATTCGACACTGGAATGATGTACCGAGTGAACTATCTAAAACCGAAGAAAAAAGGTTATGCCAAACAGACAGCAACCTTTCTGAAGATTGAAGATGCAATCTTCTGGGAAGAACATGTAAAGAAAAACCTGAGTGCAGTGGACACTCAGATCACTGTCCACTAACTTGTCCACTGCCCCCTGATTCCTGTATATTAAAAGAGTCAAACAACTGACACACATGGATTACTACATCAACGATCAACAGATTGAAGAACTGGTCAACTTTGACTATGTTTGCGAAGATCTTGAAGACTTGATTCAAGAAGAGCAAGACTTCAGCATGAATGAATACCTTAAGTCCAACATTGATTACTGATCCAATGAATCCTCCTACCTCTACTGTCAACGTGCTGCCCCATCTTCAAGAACTTCGTGAAACTTGGAAACGTCAAGATTTCCGATTCACTAAAGATCAGCAAGAGCAATATGATATTCTCTTGCAAGCACGTCGAGAACGTGTGAGATACTTTTATGACAATGGTCTTGTGCAGGTTGGTCCCAAAGTCACCAAGAAAGTAGAACAAAAGCAAGAGGAAGAAGATAGTTGACAACTATCTCTTCTTGATATATAATTACAATGCTCAATCATTTTGATGGGCATCAACAAAAACCTCACAGAGTACAACAATGAAAAAGTTCAAGATCAATTCCAACGCCCAACTTTCTGAGATGATTGAAGTCTCTCAGGAAGATAGTCCAAACTATCCCCTTTTGAATTTTACGGGGTTTGGTGTGCGAGTCCCCTCTAAGTTGACTCCCACAACTGCAAATTATCCACGAAAAACTGAAAGTGCAAAAGGAAACATAGATGTCCTTATTGCCTCTACAAAAGAAGGATGGGCAGTTAAATGCTGGCCCTTTAGTGTTTTTCTTGGTGAATATGGTGAAGAACTGTTTGACCACAGGCACCTTCTAAAGGCAGTAAAAGAGAACAGTTATCCTCAAGTTCCTGTTGCATTTTACGAACGCAAGTTTGTTGGTGATAAAATTCTTGATGGTCTCAATAATTCCTCAGTTCTTACACTGATGGGTCTGTATGTCAATGCAACTGATGGCACTGTCAATGCTGTTCAGAATGACTTTGTAAATGCAGTTAAACTTGTCATTGAAGATAACAATCTTCCTCTTACTTTGGAAGTTGTAAATACTCTTCTCAGTGTGACTGGTGTTAGCAGTCGTTATTCTCACAAACCGACTATTACTTCAATCAAGAACGCGATTCTTGATCACAGCACTAAGTCTACCAAGGTGTTTAACACCACCAAAGAAGAACAAAAGGATTGGATCAAGTCTAGCACTTATTTCGGAACTAACAACTATTGTGAAGAAGATGGTGTTGCTCTGAGGGCAAAAACCCTTGACAACCAGCACACTTATCGTTATGCTGGTGATGTTCTACGACTTGCATACAAAGCAGTTGTGAAGAAAGAAAAGGTTCGTCTGATTGTTTCTAGCATGGCAGAACATGAAGGCATTATTGAAAAAGAACGTGCTGAGTTTCCTGTTGTGATGGAGGAAATCTTCTCTGGTCCGATTAACTTCTTCCGTGATAAAATTCAGAAAGCATGTGCAGCAACTGGTATGGGTATGACTCTTAATCTTCCAGAAGTAACTATTGCCGATCTTCCTATTGAGATCTGGGCAATGCCTCAAATTGAGGGGGAAACTGAAGCAATTCAACTCCTTTGATCCATATGCCTTAGGACAGGCAAACAAGTGGCACAGAGGGTCTCCTGGAGGTCTCTCTGTGCTTTATATTATCTTCATCAAGGCAATACGCATGACACTGACTCTTCGTCCACATCAAAAACGCATCCTTGATCGTATGCTTTCTTATCAGAAAGGTCAGATCATCGTTCCTACTGGTGGTGGCAAGACTTTGACGATGATTGTTGATACTCAACGTCGTCATGATTCTATCAACAATGGCACAACCACAGTTGTTGTTGCTCCGCGTATTCTTTTGGCAGAACAACTGTGCTCTGAGTTTCTGGAAGTTATTGATACCAAGAATGTGCATGTGATGCATGTTCATAGTGGTGAGACGCATCACTATTCTTCTACCAAACCAGAACACATTCACCTGTTTGCTAACACTGCCCGCACCGCAGGTGAGAACGTTCTGATCTTCACCACTTACAATTCTCTTGATCGTGTTCGTCAAGCAGATATTGAGGTGAATACCATTTACTTTGATGAAGCACACAATTCCGTGAAGAAGAACTTCTTCGGTGCTACTGAGTTCTTTGCACAAAATGCTGATCGTTGCTACTTCTATACTGCAACTCCTAAACATTCTCTCACTCCTAAGAAACCAGGCATGAACTGGGGAGATGTTTATGGTCAGGTGCTGTGCAATGTTCCTGCTCCTGAGTTAGTTGAAGGTGGGTTCATTCTTCCTCCTAAAGTTGTTGTCAAGCAACTGCCTTTGATCAAAGGTCGCAAAGTAATGTGGGCAGAGGATAGTGTCAATCTGCTGGAAACGATTGATGACAACAACATCAGCAAAACTCTGATCTGTGCTCGCACCACCAAGCAAATCATTGGACTGATCAGCAACTCTGACTTTTGCCTACAACTTAAAGAGCGTGGATACTCTTGGATGATGATTACATCCAAGACAGGTGCAATCATCGACGGCAAGAAAGTCAATCGTGACCAATTCTTTGATACTCTGAATACTTGGGGAAAGGAAGATGGCAAGAAGTTTGTTGTCATCCATCATAGCATTCTGTCTGAAGGTATCAACGTCAGTGGACTTGAGGCTGTTATCTTCATGCGTAACATGGACTACATTGGTATCAGTCAGTCTATCGGTCGTGTGATACGTTTGGGTGGAAGTGAGAAGACATTTGGGTTGGTTTGTATCCCAACTTATGATAGAGTGGGTATCAGCACTGCCAAGAAAGTTCAGGCAGTTGTTGATGTCGTGTTTAATCAAGGTCAACCCGCTATTTCTGAAATTCGTCGCTAATCATGATTGACTTTAACACATTTGAACTCGATCGCTTTTCTAAACTCATCTGGAGTTTGAGGGATTATACAAACAACAATCTTCGCTATCCAAAAGCAGGAGAACTGGTTGAGATTGCATACGATGTTTATAGTAAAGGACAACTTAAAAGAGTTAATCTTCCTGGAGTTGATTTGATTGGAGTTGATGGCAAAACTTATGAGTCAAAAGTTACTCAATTTGCCAACAAATCGCAAAGAGCAGTTAGAGGATTGATCCTCAAGAATCGCCGTCAAGCAGGAGTTTACAAGGACAAACTTGCTGATTATTTTATTATCACCGATGTCAAAAAAGGCAAGGCATGTTGCATCCCATCTTCACATCTTTATAACATCAGAGATAATGGTGCATGTGTAACTGCTAATGCTGATCCTGCCATCGAAGATTTCTTCCTTAATTGCTACAAACAAGAGAATGGAAAAGATTATTTTGCAGAGGCAGAAGATTTTGATTACAGTTATGTGAGAAGTTTTTGATGAATTACACAAGAGCAGACATCATTAACGCACTTGTGGCAGAGTGGGAATATCTCTGTCATGATGATTATGATCCTGAAGATCAAACTCCTGAGGAATATCGTGAAGAACTTCAAGATTTTACCCTAGAACAGTTGATAGAAGAAACTAGCACGGGCGAAGGATATACTTTAGACGAATGGATGGAAAACTGGGGATAGTGTGCCAGTTGGTCAAAGTGTCCACCATTCTCCCCATGGGAGTCAATCCCGTGTATATTAAAAGAGTCAAAGGAGCACAACCATGCATCTCATCGATCATCTTGAATCTCAGGTCGAGTGGGGCAAAGTTTTTGGAGTCGTGGATTCTCTCTACAATGATCCAGGATTTTCTTCCAATGCTGATAACTTTGCCCGTGCAACTGCTGTTGAGAAAGCACTCGCAAAGTATTCTGGTTTGGTTCGTGTAGATCAAACTGGGTATGATTTTGTCTACGGTGATGACAAGATCGAGATGAAAATGGGCAAGAATTTGTTCTACAAACGTAAGGACATTAATGCCACTAAAAAGTTCAAGGTCAAATCTTTTCTCAGTGAGAAGAAAACTGTTGAAGATTTCAGGCAAACTAAAACCTTCGACTACATGTTGGTGGTAGATCTTACTGCTCGTCGTGTGGTAGTTGTTGAGGATGAGAAAGCACGATCTTTGTACCAAGAGGGTGCAGATGGTGCTATGATTGAACTCAAACTCGGTGACTATTATGAATGTGATCTTGGGAAGTTCAACGTAGTCAAACCTCTCACACTTTTGTCTGAAGGCATCAACAACGCAATCGAATCTTACCTGGAGTTCTGATCAATGAAAAACACACATCTGCAACACCCTGAAGATTCTATTCTGACTGGGGATCTCACTGTCCTGGATTGGTTCCTTGCTGAGAGTGATCTTTCCGTGAAGATTGACGGTTCTCCCGCTATTGTTTGGGGCACCAATCCTGCCACTGGCAATTTCTTTGTCGGTACGAAATCTGTCTTCAACAAAGTAAAGATCAAAATCAATGAAACGCATGATGACATTGATCGCAACCATTCTGGGGTTGTTGCTGATATATTACACCATTGTTTTGATTGCCTTCCTGATTTCGACGGGATTGTTCAAGGTGATTTTATTGGGTTTGGTGGTGATGATACTTTTTGCCCCAATACGATTACTTATGTCTTTGATGAAATAATCGATCAAAACATTATCATTGCACCACACACGTTGTATGCAACTGATGATGAAATGAAGGACTGCTATGTTATCAATGACATGGTAGGAATGGAAGAGTTTGAAGATACTGAGACCTGTAAGTTCGTGCAACCCCGTGCATGGCAACTTGATGAAGATTTTGCTGAGATTGTTGGTTTCGCACGACAGATGTCCCAGTTGGTTACTTTCGTGAATGAAAAGGAAGCAACTGAACTTACAAAACAACTCAATGCATGTATTCGTGAAGGTCGTGAAGTTGACCCTGATTCTTTCACTAACTCACGTTTGATTAGTTACTGGTTCCTCATCAAATCTATCAAGGAGGATATGCTTTATCTCTGCCGTAATAATGGTCCGAAAGCATACATTGACAACAAACAATGTGGTGGTGAGGGTTATGTTCGCATGAATGAGTTTGGTATGTTCAAACTTGTCAATCGTGAGCAATTCTCTCATGCAAACTTTAACAATGCGAAACACCAGTGTGCCAGTTGATTAAACTGTCCACTAATCTCCCCACGGGTATCAATCTCGTGTATATTAAAAGAGTCAAAGGAACACACCCATGACGATCACACAAACCAAACCACAATTTCTGACTGAAGCACTCATCGAAGTGCTGAACAATGAGTGGAAGGTTAATTCCATCGAATCTGGTCGTTCTGTTTATACTCAACTGGAGATTGAAGAGGGTCGAAAGTATATCAAAGTTTGGTCTTATTTGATGAGTGGAGGTGAAAGAACTAACGGACGTTCTTGCTGGATGTTCATTGATAAGAACTCAGGTGAATGTTACAAACCTGCATCATACAAAGCACCTGCAAAAGGTGTCCGCTATCTGATCACTCAACTGGCAGATAATCCTCACATTTGTGATGCTTACGGTTCGTTCCTGTATCTCTGATGAATGATCTTTTTCCCGATCTGCAACAACAACTGAACAAACTTACCGTCG